CCAATTTGCCTTGGCCATGATCCGGTCTTTCTGCGCCAGAAGATCTCTTCAATTGTCATGTTTCGTTCGGATCTGAACCGTTCTACATCATCGAGAAGAATAGGGAGAGTTCTGCGACAAAAGTAGAATCCAGGACGATCCATGATATCGCCAAGCAGTCTCTCCCCATAGGCCTCGGAACTCTCTTCCGCCTTCTGCCTGATCATGGGCTTGCGCGCCACGTCGTAAACTATTTCAGCTACGTTATAACCATGGTACAGAAGCGCGTCAACGTATGCCATGAGCTGGAGGTTGCCGCGAAGCCTGTCCCAGTAAGGGCTGTCGATGTCGAGCGATTCCGACGTCGTCTTGTACTCTATCAACCTGCATATTGGCATTTCCTCAATGCCATCAATTTTTCCGGCGACATATACCGGTTTGCACCCGCGCTTGATGCAATAATGGAATTCGATCTCGGGCTTGATAAGCCTTGTCTCTTCTCCATATACGCTCCAGTATGCCGTTGCCATCGCTGCGATTGTCGCTGTCGTCGGAGCATCGAGCTGGAACCCGTCGAGGCACGAAAGCGCCTCATTGATCCTCTTGCCCGTCACCCTCTGTTCCATGATCTTGTGCCACGCGCTTCCGAACCGGAGCGCGAGCGCGTCCACGTTCGGACGCAGGTTCATGCCGTACTTGAGCCTGTACCGGAATGGACAGGATTGAACCGTGTTCATCGCAGACGCTGTCACTATCATCTCTCCACCGCCTTTCCTGTTTGTCATGTGCATATTCATATCCTGTGTCGGTGAAGCATGTCAACACTTTTTTTGTAAAAAATTTCGTTGACTTTACAGAAAGTTTCGTTCATGGTTCAGGGCAAAGAAAGGAGGCTGTGATGCTTACCGTGAAGGAGTTGAAAGCAAGGGCGCGGAAGCGCCCGAAATCGTCGAACAAGAAGATGTATGCCAGGTGGTGGCGGGCGCGGAGGATACTGGGTCTGCCGACGAAGATGTGCAGATTCCGCACTCCGCCGACTCAACCGACCCCTCACCACGGGATGGGATGATATGAGGCGCGGCAAAGTCAGATGCGCTGGCCCCATTTATGAGCATATCGCCGCAGGTGGTCCTGCATTTGGGTATGTCAGGGCGTGGCATCTTTCTGAAGGAGTGTGGTTGGTGTTGTGGTGCAGGGACGGCAAGAGTGGGTATGTGGTTGCTGAAAAACTTGGCAAACTGTCAGACCATCTGGTCTTTGATGGGATGGACCTTGTCGACGAATGCAACGCGAGGAACATGGATCCTCCACGGGTTCCGAACGGTTACACTGGACAAGTCAAGGCGATTGGGCAATACGGTCATTGTTCCCCGCGTTATCGTTGGATTACGGATGTCACCTGCTCACCCTTAATGTGGTCATCCATGTCGGCCGCGAAGGCATGGATAAGGAGCAACTATCGAGGAAAGGCATGGGTGGTGAAGGCATGACAAAGGAGGGTTGGACAATGAGAAACGAGAAATGGTTGTTCACGGGTTTGACTGCATCGGACGTTATGGGCGGTCTTGCGTTGCTGGTGATAATGTGGATTTGCATCTGGCTGATGCTCGCGATGTGACAGAGGATTGACGCCATGCCGATGAAACACAACCTCTATCCGCCAGACTGGCGCGATATCAGTCTTCGCGTCAGGAATGCCGCAGATTGGAAGTGCCGGTTTTGCGGAGCTGAAAATCGGAAACCGCATCCGGTAACAGGCTCGATGGTTGTCCTGACCGTGGCGCATTTGGACCACGATCCGGCGAACAATCAGGACGCCAATCTGGCGGCACTCTGCCAGCGATGTCATTTGCGGCTTGATGCAGAGCAACACCGCAAATCGGCGTCCAAAACCCGAAACATACGGCCGGGTCAGATAGACATGTTCGACGAATCAACGGAGGTGAGCGAAGGAAGATGTGGATTAAAGAAAGCCCTGACGCATGCGCGTCATGGTGGTGTGGGTGTGGAGGTGGACAATGAAAACCATTGAGTTCTCCCTTGCCATCGGGGTCATGGGTAAACCGCGCCAGACACGCGCCGACGTATGGAAGAAGCGTCCGTGCGTCATGGCGTACCGAGCGTGGGCCGACAAACTTCGATCCATGTTGCCGCACGATATCGGCAAGCTCGATGTAGTCCGTCTCGATTGGGAGGCGCATATTCCGATGCCACGCTCGTGGTCAGCCAGAAAACGTGTTGAGATGAACGGGAAACCGCACAGGCAGAAACCTGATCGGGACAACATAGATAAGGCCATTTGCGACGCGCTCTGGGAACATGACGAAAGCATTGCATTTGGTTCGCAGGCAAAGTACTGGACAGACGGCGGGCCGCATCTGCTGTTGCGGATCGTGATAGCATCATGTAGACGGGGAGTTGTATCGTCTTATGCTCCAAGAGGAAATTCGATGAAATGGACATCTGAAAAACCGAAACGGGCAGGATATTACTGGTATCTTGGCCCGATTATGAAGCGAGACTTTGACCGTGTTGCAAACGGGTCTAATATTCGAGATTGCACCTGGGGGCCAATTATCGCTGGTGTTGGGATCTGTATAAAAGAAATTCCATCCGGAGATGGCAACCCGCATCATGAACGAATGTGGAATGAAGGCCAAATCGTGGTCGAGTTCTACGGTTCAACGGTGCGCCGGACTTTGGCAGAAATGCCGCGAGAGGTTCTTTGGGCCGGTCCGGTAACGCCTCCGGTATCAGATTGGGCTTGGCATCTACAACCCAAAGACAAGATCCAGGCGAAGCCGTTTGAGGCCGAAATTGACGCATCTGAAATAACCGCATGGTCTGAAGCGTGCCGCAAAGCCGAGGGCTATTTCAACCCTGGAGAACGCGACGAATACCCGTCCGGAACATCAGACCACGGCCAGCATCAGCAATCAAGAAACTTTTGCGGAACAATGAAAGCATAACCAGCGGGTCAAGCGGACGCTGAAAAGCGCGCCGCTTACCCTTATCGATATCATGGTGACAGTATGAAAAAAGACGACGATGTTTACGTGTTCACGCTCCGCATGCCGCATGCGTTTCATGCGGCCTTGCAGGAACGAGCGGACAAAAGGATGGAGAGCATGAACCTCTTCATTCTCAAGATAATCGCGGAACAGCTTGGCAACGGCGCGAAAGGGCTGTTGCCGGAATGGTATAGGAGAAATAGAGATGACTGAACGCGAGATAATCGAGCGTCTGGAAAGGCAGGGGCGCGACACCAACGACCCGCTTTGCACTGGATGGCCGTGCGACGCGATCCAGTTTGCGGCTCGTTGGATTTCGTGCCTGCAACGCGAAATCGAGCGATATAGGGAGCAGGACAGGAGAAGAGCAAGATTCGAGGAGGAAACATGAAATTCTGGAAGAAGACAACGGTAGTGGTTCGCGATCCATCAATGAGTGATGAGGAGATCAAACATGCACTCACTACATACAAGAACAGTGAGTGCATGAAGGCGATCCGCGAACTTATTGTCAGGCTTGAGTTCAACATTGTCGAAGGAGCGTCCGATCCGGAACTCCCGACGGAACAGAAGCGCGATGCGCTTGCCGGTGTGTTCGTTCTTCGCGAACTTCTTCGCCAGATCGAACTCTGGAGCATGGACACGAAATGAAGATAACAAGGCATCCGGCTTTCCGTGAGCCTTCTCCTGAAGAGGCTCTTTCAATAGGCTATGAGGCTTACGTCCAGTTCATGCGCGAAAGGGAGGAGCTGATCATCAAGGAGAGGGAGGATCCTCTTCGTTATGGGTGGGAACCGCCGATGTGGCGGCTGTGCTATGCTCTGCTTGGCGCACCGTGGATGGATCAGGAACTGTGCAAGGAAATACAAAGGAAGCTTGGCTTCAATGGCCGTGTAACCAGTCTGCTCATCCAGGGTGGGAACAGGAGCGGCAAGACGGAATTTGCCAGCAAGTACGGCGCAAGACTGTTGAGCGGATACATACAGAAACAGGTTTGGTTTCTCGACATGAATCTCGACATGTCCATAAAGTACCAGCAACC